TAAACATTGAGTCCTATGATCATAAATCTTTTATATAGAGGTAATTCTAACTCACCCGCCCATAACACATTGATTTTAGACTGTGTTTTAAACTGGGCAAGGTCTGTTGCAATTCTTACGTGTTCGGGTATATTGTAGTTGTTGCTTTGTAATACTAACAAGGAATTGTAAGGCATTCCACTTAACCAGAGATCGTATTGGTCCTGTGTTATATGTTCACAGCTGGTATTAATGACCACATCGGCATCGCTTCGTATATCACACATATCAGAAGTAACTGCTCTAAACTTTCCTTGTATTTCTTCTTTCTTATTCATCATAATAGCAACAGATTCGCAACTAGGATCGATATCAATACTACGAATAGTGGCTACAGGAATTCTACTTTGAAATAACATACTGGCCAGCACCCCGACCCATCCGCCGTGTATATCGACAGAAAAGGGCTTAGGCATTACACAATCAACTTGCGGATGTACTACCATTTCCAATGCATCAATCAACCACTCTTTACTTTTGAGTTGGCCGCTCCAAAATGCATCCATGGTACGTATAGGATCTTTGCTTTGCCTAATGGCTTGCATCCAATAGTGTAAATGTTCAGTATCTATTTTCATAATATATTGCCAAGCTCGGGAAATATATCTTTGGCCGAGGTATTTCTAATACTATCCAAATTATTTACATATTCTTTAAAGTCGGGTAATAGATGACTATGATCTTCAGCTAGAACAAACTTTAAAATACTTTCCCATCTGTTCCAACCATTGGGATTATGTTTCCAGAAATCGTCATCTTGTCTATAGTTATTCCATAGCCATTGTTTAAATTCTTCAAAGTCTTTTGTAAGTTGTTGCTTGTCTTCAGCAGGTAGTATTCTAGCACTTAAAAATGTTGGAATATACAACATGTGCATATTTAACAGGCCGCCACCCGCTTGGTATTCACCAACATAAAAATTATTAATTTTTTTAAAATTTTGTTGAACCTTCCATTTGGCAAAGTCTATAATATGTTTAATGTTGAATATTTGCACAGCACAGGCAATTCCTACCTTGATATTATCAGGAGTATTATCCAGCTTGTGCAGTGCTGTAACCGTTTCGTCCCAGCTGACTGGATATCGAATATAATGATTTCGATCATCTAGCGCATCGATACTAAATGCAAATCTCACCTCTTTAAACTTAGACCAAATGTCAATAATCTCGTCGTTGAGTAATACACCGTTTGAGTTATATCGCACTGTGATGTTGCCGGCAAATCCTCTAGCAATAACTTCTTTTAAGAATTTTTTATGTTCCTTAATCATCAGAGGTTCGCCACCAGCAAAGTACAGTTGTTTTATATTGGGAATCTGTTGAAATATTTCTTCCCATAGTGCCGGATTCTCGTACCATCGGTTATTAAATTTAGTTTTATCCCAATTAATTTGCTGAAGAATAATTGGACTAGTTGTTTTTTTAATTAGTTTTGGATAGTCCTCAACCCATTTACTACTATCGTGAGGAGTACACATCACACATTTTAAGTTGCAAGTATGACCCAATCTTAAGTCTAGATATCGTACTATTGGTGGAACAGTTCCGTCGGCTGCTGTTTCAGCGACCAATTCACTTAGATCAATTCCTTCCTGATCCCAATAAAAAGTTTCCCATACTCTCTTGCTAACAATTCCGTTAGCTTCTTCTTCAAAACATTTGGCGCAACTAAGTGGAATCTTTCCAGCCATCATAGTTTTGCGTACATCTTGCATATACGCATTGTTGAATGCACTCATAAGAGTTTCATTTGTGAAATTTGCAGGCTCGCCGTTTTCTTTTTTTACCAAACCAGCATCTAGTGTTCCCTTAGTGGCTTGACTAGCATTGGAACCGCAACACAGTCTAGCATCTCCATTTGGCCTAGTTGCAATATGAATCCATGGAAGAACGCAGAAGGTGGGAGAATTGGTAGTCTCTGCTATAACATTAATGTATTTTTTAGCTTTATCTAACATCTTTATATTATACGTTGTTATGCATTAAATAGCAACCAGTTGTTGCCACTCATCTTTTGATATACTTGGTATATTAACATATTCTTTTGTGCCAATAGGATCGTACCAAACACAAAATTGATAGCAGTCTTTACAGTTATTAGCACAGCACTGATAAAGGCGATCGTCGTAGATCAAATTATAACCTGTATTCTTGATCAAGAATTTACAAAACTTTTCAAATTTCTTCCAACTTATTTCAGCATTATCATACTGGACTCCCCTGGAGATAAACAGCACATCTTTACCCCACTGGGCAAAATTGTCCAATGTATACTTTACATTGTTGTAAGTTATTTCTAAACCTTGCCCAATGTTTCTAAAATAAGGATTGATATAAGCTCTATTGCAAAATCTAGATACATTGCTGGGCCACCTTCCATTATTATATATGCCTTGAAAACTTGCAGGCTCGCCATCGCGTATGGTTACAATCATATGTTCATAGGTATCAAGATCAATATTCTGATAATTCTCCCATAACCCGTGGCTCTTATCAGCCTGCGCGATATTATAAAGTTTTTGCCATTCAGCTGTATCAGCAGTTACTAACAGATATTGATCCATTGATTAATTGGCCTCGCATATTACTAGATGTATTCTAGGTTCCCATCCGCCGTTAAACACAAAATGTTCTCTAGTAGTGTCAACTTTGTAAAAATGACCATCTGCTGGCATATGATAACATTTTGCAGCCATGTCAAGGTCTGGACTAGCATCACCAAACAAGGCATATCTGTTAGTTTCTAGTACGAAATGATATCTCATTTCAAGGTCCGCATGAATACTTAAACCAGTCTTAGGCAGTAACCTCATATACCTAATTCTACCAAATTTAGTATGCTCCTGTTCGGCCAGTGTTGCTAGTATGTTTTTAGTATATTGACCCATGTTAGGATTGATTTCTGTAAAGTCTGACTCTTTAGCAATGAATAATTTTTTCTCTTTATCGTATAAGCTACCTGAAGCATCTAGGATAATATTTTTAGCACCAATCCTATAGGTTATGCCTATTTGATTGCCAGGAGCCTGTGATACTAAATCCATACTGGGCCAGGGAGTTTTAGCCAGCAACGTATCGAGGTCAGCTTTCATCTGATCCAAGTTTGCCGTGTATTCTAATTTTTGTATAAAGTTCATTCCAATCTCCTAAAAGCCCAAAAGCGTTCTTCGCACCACCAGCATTTACCACAATGCCCTGTGCTTAGATCCTGAGCTTCACAACTGCGTGTCAACGGGAACAATGTTTCTAACAAATTGTGTTCCTTATATAAACATGAAATGGCTTGTTTATTCAAATCAAAAAACGGTTTTATTTCATAAAACTCATATTTTTTTGATTCGTGTTCCACTGTAAAATATCGTTTTTTTTCTTTTACTTTGCCAGCTCCCCTTATATTTTCAACATCTTGTAATATACCCCAATTAAATCTACGTTGTACTTCTTCGGGCGGGTTAGTTGTTATTCCAGAAAACAATACTTGAAACTCGTTATTTTTAATATTTTCTTTATTCTTTATTGCATATACAGCTTGATATTCAGAATATATCCATCCACTTGCTGGTGCAGGGTATACTATTTGATCTTCAAACAACTCTTTGGCATCTAATAGTTCTTTTATTTTTTCAGTAACTGCCAGGAAACCAAACACTCCTGGTTGTTTCTGAACTGTAAAAGGTTTGAGTTTGATGGGAAGATTTTCTTCTTTGATTTGCTTTGCTAGCAGATAGCACAGTAACGTACTGTCTGCACCGCCCGACATCCAAACACCAACAGTGTGTATCTTATTGCCCCCTGGGGTATGTCTAGGTATTTCTATATTCATGGTGTTATCTTAATAGGAATTGTTGATGCTTTGGATGGTTTAAAAACTCCAATCGAATGTGTCTATGCTTGTAGGGCCGGTTCACAAATCTTTACAATGTCGATAACAACTGTTACACAAACTGACAGTATTGCGGATGAATAACATTATACAACCTTGTACATCAAGCCGGCATTTAATCCTAACACTACCCGTGGGTCATCAATAGGATTCTTTTGAGTCTTGTGGTATAACCATCCGGGAAATAATACAAGTTTACCAGGTCTGGGTTCAACTACATGGTCAAAAAAGAACCTTCCTTGTTTACTTTCTTGAGAATCATAATAAGGTAATCTACCCCTAATTAATTCATTAGGATCTACCAGTACCAAACATCCTTGGTCGGGATTTGCATCAACATAAAATGATCCAGCTATTTCAAATGGACTATGATTGTGTTGAATAATATTTCCGCCTTTAGGGGTTAGATTGCTCCACATATGAACAATTTCTGGAGTAACAAAACGACTATATTGCATAGCTTGCCAATAGTTAATGACCTGTTCCTGTATCCAAGACATTAACTCAGGATATGCTAAACGAAGATGTAAGTCTCTATACATGCCATCTTCAGTTCCTTCTAAACTATACGATTGATTAAACAATCTATGTTTAGAATACAATTCTAAATTTTTATTAAACAACGTCATTATATCAGACAACAAGTTATCTTTAATGAGGTCATAATTGGGAAAATCAACTTCATATATTTGCAGAGGGAAAATATTTTTTAACATTTTTATCCTTGTATAATAGGTATAGATATCTTTGGAAATACCTTAATAGGAAGTTTATCTTGATCTTCAATAACCCAATCAAATTCTGTAAATTCCACAGGCCCATTCCAGTGATGTTTCCAATGATGATCATTAAATTCATTCTGAATGTGTCTATAATGATATTTTGTTGGAGCATGATCTATTAAAGATAATTTGTTATTTTTTACAGCATCTCTAACAATGACTTGGTGTACAAAATTAGTAATTGGTCCTTCAACAAATTCACACCACGGTCCAGTAGCTAATTCTTCCATATCAATATTAGTAACATCTGGCCACTGTATTAATCTCAGTTTAATATCACCCCATTCCAACATAATGTGATACGGGTTATCGTCATACACTCCTCTTTTAACACTATTGCCTAGTATAGATTCAACTTTTTTAACTAAACTACTAAGATAGCTTCTATGTTTGTCTAAGCTACGACCAATGAAACTGCCGCAACGAATTCGGTAATGATTAATTTTAGGATGATGAATATTTTTTATTTCTTTTAAGATATCCTCAACATTATCTAAACTTTCTATAGTGTATCCTACATATCCTAAATTATATCCTAAATTAATAAGATTGTCTAAAGCTACCAATTGTTTACTATGTATTTTTTCACCTTGGTAACTATGATGATTTAATCCAAAACAAAGTTGTTTGAGGCCTGCATCAAAACAATCTTTAGCAAATTTCTTATTTGAAAATTTAATACCATTAGTTATTAACGAAAACTCTTTGAAACCCAGAGCGGCTATCTTGCCACACAGTTCAACAAAATCTTTTCTTAAAGTGGCTTCGGCACCTGCAAACATTGGCATACAATCTTTAGGCAAATATTTAACTTGTCCAAGAACGGTATCAATTGGAACATCGGTTGCTTTATTATCAGGCAAATGATAGCAATGTGGACAATTTAATTGACATTTGTCTGTCACTTCAAAAAGAACCTGATTAAAGCTGGCAACATCTTTTTTATGTTCTAAACTGTAATAAAAGTCTTTATCAATTTCTACAACACTATCCATGTTCCCGTGTTCGGGACAGTGTTTTTTCATCAGAATTTGACCGTTTGATTCATAGACAATCGCCGGAATGTGCCTATAACAATGATTGCATAGACTTATGGTTTTGTTAATCAGTAACATCATGGAATATTTATCGACTTAGGTAAACCAGCTAAATATTTTAAGATACACTTAGAGTATCATGGCAAACAATGAAAATTTTGAAATTTAACAATAACACAACTGTTCAAATTCCTGAAGAAGAAATAGGAATAAGTTGTTCAGGTGGTGCTGATAGTTCTTTATTATTGTATATTTTAATGAAATACCATAAAGAAAAGATACATGTTTTTACTCTATCAAATAACATTAAAAGAAGAGCAAACGCAATAATTGTTCCCAATGTTATAGAAAAATGTATACAACTTACTGGCAATTTTAATGTAATACATCATAGTTGGTACTCTGAAGATCAAACAAAAGAAGATTTGTTCAACTACCCATACCAGTTTATAGAAAATAAACATTTTAAGTATTATTACTACGCAGTTACAGCTAATCCGCCAGCTGATACTGTGTTTCAATCTGGTATAGGCGAACACGAATTACGAAATCCGTCAGTTATTAAAGATGAAGTAACACATAACGGATACTTATTCACTCCCTTTGTTAACAAGGATAAAAAAGTGATTGCTAGTATATACAAAGAACTTGACTTAATGGATAATCTTTTTCCAGTTACAAGAAGTTGTGAGCTAAAAGGCAAACTGGAATATTACGGACACTGCGGTAAATGCTGGTGGTGCGAAGAACGTCAATGGGGTTTTGATCAATTATGATAATAAATCTAAAAGGTTAATAATGAAAATTGCAATAACTGGACATACTAGGGGAATTGGAAAAGCACTTGCTGAATATTTTAAGCAATCTGGACACACCGTGATAGGATTTAGCAAATCTACAGGATGCGATATCACTCAAGAATCTCATAGGAACGTAATTGTTGATTCATTGAAGACCTGTGATGTATTCATTAATAATGCGTATGCTTATAATGCACAGAAACAACTGTTAATTGACGCTATAGAAATATGGAAAGATACAAAAAATACAATAGTTAATATTGACAGTAAATCTACATTGGTAGAATTTCCGCCAGCATTTATGAAAGAATATGTTGATGATAAAAATCAACAAAAGAAACTGATTAAAGATAGGATCTTTAGAGCAAGACCACATATTATAAATTTTACTGTAGGGTTAGTTGATACCGATATGTCTAGCATGTTCAATGCAAAAAAAATGAATCCAATAGACATTGCAAAGTTAATAGAATTTATAATATCAATGAAAGATAGTGTAGCAGTCCAAGACATTCTAGTTGAAGTACCAGATTTAGATTGGAATGATATTAATCTACAATGAGTTCAATAAATATACATAACAAAAAAAGAGTATTATGAATTGGGACACATTGGAAGAATTTGCAGAATGGTATAAAAAAGAGGGCTTCCCCATACGGCCGCCGTTTGAGGATCCTGTATACATAACAGACATAAGTTACAGTTACGTTCTCTACAGAGAGGGCCAATATCAAGCCGAGTTGTATCTAGTAAGACCCAACACTAGTAGCCCGGATCATAGTCATCCAGGAATTGAAAATATTGTTATGGTCTGGGGCGGTGATGTGAGCACTAGTCAAAATGGCAAATTTACAGATTTGTCAGAATATTATAAAGAACCAAATAGTAACGGTACAAACAAATTGTTTGGCATGCAAAGTGAAAAACTTGCAGATACTGGGTTCCATGCGTTATTTGCTGGTAACAAAGGCGGTGCATTTTTAAGTCTTGAAAAGTGGCCTGTAGATAAAAAAATGACCAGTGTAACAATCGAATGGCACGGGGATGCTGTAGACCCCGGCCATGCTGAACTTATTAAAAATGAGAGACAATAACATGTGGGCAAATATAGATGAGTTTACCAGCTGGTACAAAAATAATGGATATCCAATGCGACCGCCATGCGAAGATCCTATATATGTAACTGACCATAGTTTGAGCGCAATAACTTTTAGAGAAGGTCGTTATCAAGTAGAGCTATATTTTTTAGGAGCTAATTGGGAAACTCCTAATCATGCACACCCAGGAATTGAATATAGAATTATCTATCTCAATGGCACAGTAACCGGCACAAAGAACAAGCAAAAGATGATGGACATTCCAGACTACTTCTATGCTGACATGAAAAACCCTGACGGTACAAATATAGGATTTGGTACTATTTGGGATTTTAGTGAAAGCGATGATCATACTGTTAAGACAGGACCACGTGGCGGACTAATTGCTATAACGCAATATTGGCCTGAACATTTAAAAATGTCCAGTCAAAGTGTACACTATGTTGGGGAACCGATTGGTCCAGAACATGCAACTTATATTAAAACAGACTAATGTCACAGTGCATTGATTTATTTCCTCTTAAAGTATACAAGGATGTGTACTCGAGAACAGATGATCTTAAAAATAATCTGTTTACAAAATTAAAAGAAGTGTTTGATAAATCACAACAACATAACAATGTGTTCATGCAAGATGGAACACTTTGCTCATACGACTCCAACGCACAGTTACATACACAGTTTCCAGATGAAACCAAAGACATAGTAGATTTTGTAGAACAAGCAGCTAAAGAATACTGGAAGCAATGCAACTACCACGACGGCCTAACTCCGTTTGTTTTTCAAATGTGGGCAAATACCACACCTCGCGGCGGCTACATTGATCCTCACTTACACGGGAATATGCCCTTTACTGCTGTGGTGTATGTGGATGCAAGTCCTGCGCAGGGCAACATCATATTAGACAATCCATTGGACATGGTGTTGATGACACAGCCAATTAGTCCAAGTGTTAAGTATCCATTAGGTCAAGAGATTGCTGTAAACACAGGTGACCTACTAATGTTTCCAGGATATCTGAAACATAGAGTACGGCCCAACACAACAGATAAAGCTAGACTGATACTAGGATTCAATATTGGATGCCGTGGTAACTACTGGTCCGAACACTTGACTGTGGGGAAATAAATGTTTAAGATTGTTGCTTCGTTTACTAGATCCAATACAGATCAGGAGTTTTTTAATGACACGTATTCAAACTATGAAGTGATCATGGAAATACAACAAAATGCCAAACAGATTCCGGGTTTCTTGGGCATAGACGAGTATGTTTACAGAGATGAGTTCAGATGCGATAAAGCACTTTGTTTTGAAAACGAAGCAGCGTTTAGCCAATTTGTAGAAGAAAATCAAGTTTTACTCTTTAAAAGAAATCAACTGATAGAAAATTTCTGCAATACCACCGGACAAATGTATAAATATTACATCATCAAAGAGGATAAGACATAATGTTATCATTTCAGCGGGCTATCTTTATTAAAGAGTTACAGGATAAGCTAGAATATTGGATGTTACCAGCAACTCAAGAATCTTTTTATAAAGGGCTCAACACCAATCCACTAATTCCAAATATGGGAATTGAACGCAACACTGATGGATATTTCTATCTCAGCGACAACTTAATTTCGTATTGCAATTTAAGAAACGGATATGTTATTAGAATAAGAAAAAACTGGACGTTGTCAGATTGGACTTGTTATACTCAACTCTATCAAAAAGGTGTAGAGACAGGAAAGTTTAGAATTGATATTCCGCTATATCGGGAAGAAATTTCAATTGATAATCATGTTTGGGAATATGCAGAATTACAAACCCCAAACAACAACTATGGTACAAATTTCAACAACGATGTATTCGAATGGCCTGAATTGATCAACGGCATAACTCCCAACCCAAGTATTAACGATACTCTGAAAGATTCTGTAGTGCAATACTATAAAGAATTCATCGACCAAACAATTGAATTGAAAACATGTGCTTTAGAAATTGCTGTCAATAACAATGTAGGTTTGCCAAAAAATTTAGCACAACCGACTAATAGATTTAAAGATACAATTGGATACTTCTGGTCTGACTTTGATCAAGACCAGTGGATTAATAATAACAGTGAGTTTACAGTATATTCACTAGCTATACTTGAAGGCTCAATGAGATTTGCACAAGTCTGCGGCGTGCTCGACGAATCTCGAGTAACTGATTGCTTAACATATGCGAGGTCAAAATGGACAACGATTTAAATGAATATTTTGTAACGTTTGAAATTATCAAAGACGGCAATCTGGAAAATAGCCTGCTAGTTCCTATATCTCTAATTCATGACGAATTTCAAAACTGGAAATTTCCTGGATCAACACTTGAGGTTCGAGTCAAAGATCATACTGGAAACTTTAGAATAAGTTCAAAAATTTTAGATCAAAGATAATTATCCTAGATCGAATATTTCAAGCAGTACGAGACTTAGCTAAACTCTGTAAACCACACTTGTCCTTGACATCCAAAATTCACTGCCATTGACATTCTAAGATCGTCAGTGGGGTTCGGTCTAGTGAAGTGTTTCATCCACCCTGGAAACAATACTAACTTACCAGAAATTGCTTCAACTTCATAGTTGAATCTAGTAGGAGTATGCTGATCAGAATGATTTGGACTTTTTCCAAGAACTAGGTCTAACGGATTTTCTAGAAATAAATTTCCAAGCCTAGGCTCTGCTTTGAGATAAAATACGCCAGCTACTGGTATAGGATTGTGATTATGACTAGCTATGAATCCTCCTTGTTTAACTGCCGTAGCCCATAGTTGCAAAATATACGGATTTAGTTGTTGGGAAAGATTTAAAATTTTCCAATATTCTTTACCGTGCTCAGTTATCCAATCAAAAACTAATTTTAAATTTGGGTCATCAATTGTTTTGCCTTCTTCGGAATAGGTAAACTTGTCATAAATTTTTGTAACTGCGCCGGCCCTTAGCGGGTGATCGTGCCCGGAATACTCGTTAACAAACTCACTGTTGAAATTAGAAGTTATGTAATCAATTAATGGAGTTTGAATATTTTCATATCCAACAAGCTCAGTTTCATAAATTGTATGTGCAAATAAATCAGTTGTTTTTGCTAAGGTATTCAACTTTTGCTCCTATATCGAAACTAGTAATAATCCTATTTTCTTTGGTCATGTTTGATCTAGTGTAGTGACGTATCCAACCAGGAAACAAAACCAACTTGCCGTCTTTAACTGGAACCCTATGAGTTTGAAAATATGGCATAAGAATGTTATCCCTGGGGGCAAGTTTTTGAATAGTATCTATTGGATCTTCTATTTCCAGTGTGCCCATGTCGTTAGTAGCATGAACATACAACACACTGGCAATAGGCTTTGGTGTATGCACATGCACTGGTGTAAATCCGCCTGGTGGTATTTTATTAGCCCACATGTGCAATACGTAAGGCTCAACTCTTGTGGTAAAATTTAATTCTTGCCAGTATTTTCTACCGTGGTATTCAACAAAATCTATGAGATCTTTAAAATTACTATCTTTTTCAAGATTTGGCAATGTCCTATAAATTAACGGTTTCCCGTTGCTGTCAATGTATTCATTTCCAGGCGCCTGTGTATTAAAATGTGGGTCAAGGTTATCTATCAGTTGTTGCTTTATATTTTCAAAATTAGGGTATTGGGCTTCATAAATTTTAATAGGAAATATATCCTTAAATTCTCCGCCTTGAAATTCAATCATTATTTTTTCCTTGTCCAGATAAATCTTCCGCCAACCGGCATTCCTTCTTTAGGAGAAGGCATATTGTCAACATGAGACGGGAGCTTGCTATCAAACCAATGTACAGTTGGTTGACATTTCATATCTTCCGTGATTTCTTCTACTACATCTCTATCAGCTAACATTCTAACATCTAATATTAATTTTCCACCCATCTTCAACGAAGATAAAATGTTAGTCCAGTATTTTTCTTTTGGATAGTGAAAACAATAAGAGAAATACGAAGTAATTGCATCTACTTGTTCAGGCCAAACATTTTTAGGATTTAAAAAAACGAATCTGTTTTGATCTAGTCCGCTTGCGGATATAGCGTCAACTACTGGATCCCAATTATGGTATATTGGATAATCTGCATCATAGTAAATTCCTGACTGGAATTCAAATCCTTCCTGATCCAGCAGATAAAATTTAGATTTTGGCAAGTAAGATGCTAGCAGAAGATCAACTACAGCAACTCCGGATCCGATATCTAAAATAACAGCATCATCCGCAAGCGCAAACACTCCTTGTTTAAATCTGGCATTCCAAAACATTTGATACCATTTGGGAAAATATTCATAAAATGTCTGCAAAGAATTTGTTTTTTGGAGATACAGCCCTGCTTGTATATTGGCCCAACGAGCAAGCGAGTCAGCGTCGTTCCACTTAACTACTATTGGCCCTCGATCAGTGTCAACTTTAAGTTCATATTTGTTCCATTCATTAGTAAAATCAATTAGAGACGGCATTGAATTTCCTTTAAGATATTTATCGACGAGGGCATTACACTTAAAAAGAATTGATGTACAGTTCCACTTATACTAGAAGCAACATGTACGATACTAGTATCTATGATGTAAATCCTTCCAGCTTCTATGTTGTCGGCTTTTATTAATTTGCCCTGGCCATTATCATATCTAACATCAATGTTTTTAGGGTCAGTTGTTCCCCAAAGTCTTATCCACGGGCTAGGAACAATAGTGTCTATATGCGGTTTGAAATCTGCGTACTGTCCCCATTTGAGTATGTTTGAACGACACCAATGGCCGTCAAATACATTTAACGGCTCCAAGGATTGTAACTTCATCACAGCAGTTGGTACCAGACAATCACTTTCAATTATAGGGTACTCAGGAAAGTTAACATTCCATTCATACAATGATCCGTTTATAGGGTCATTTTTCTTAAGGACACCGTCTAAGTTTACCAGCGCAAGACCGTATCTTGGCAAATCTAAATACTGTGTGCCCCATTGCTCAAAATAAGGATTGTAGATTTCAATTTCTTTCAGAAACTGATCACTGTTTATTTTTATTGTGGTAGGAGTTAAAAAGTTGGTATGCAGTTCTAAATAATCGTGTGTTGATATATAATCTTTGATTTTAGAAAACTTTTCTTTCTGCGCTGTTGATTTACTAAAAACTTCTAAAGTGTCCGCAATGATCTTTTTAGAATCAACTTTCATAATATATACTTTTTTATTTGTTCTGCTACTTCGTCAAACCGTTGATTAAAAATAGAAATTTTAAACATCACTCTCTCGTGATTATTGTTTTTAACAGAATGGGGAACTGTTGTATCAACAAGGGCTGCTTCATATATACAATCTTTATCTCCAAATGTGATAGGACTTGCATTATCAGTTAATATAAAATTTAGACCGCACAGTGTTCCGTTGTCAATATGCTGGGGTATCACCGCATAAGGTTGTAGCCAGTAGAATCTAGCCTTACCACTAATACCAAGATCACGCATCACTGATTCTACATAGTCACTGGTGTGATGGCTTACTAACCAATCATTCAATTTTAAATCAGGATATCTAGAGTCAGTGTATGGAATTGCATTTTTTCTAGCCGCAACTGATTCCGTTAACAACGTTTTTTTATCTATTTTATAATTAAGATGTAGAATTGGTTCCATAGTTTTTATTCTTTGGTATTTTACTATCGGCACTGCTAACACAAGTTGGCGTGGAACAAAGTTGTGGATCTTCAAATAATTTAAATCCCGTTAACACATTGCCTAGAGGAACATCATGACAACTATAACTTCTTTTTATTTGGTCGCCTCTAATTATTACACTTTGAAATCCTGCGTTACACTGCCATCCTTTAAATTTGTTAAATCCGAATGCGTTGAATCTCTCAGCTTGATCAAATAAGTATTCTGTATTATTTACATCGTATAAGGCTATCTGGTAAATTTCCTCACCATCAACTTGTTGTGGAAAACCAGTTTGCATTATACGAATCATTTCATCAGTATAGCCATCTACTAATCGACTAGCTGTAGGATCACTTTGTGGCTTGAGCGTTACGTTAATACCACGTTTTGCAAATCGTTCTAGTCTGACATACAACTCGTGAAACTTTTCTGGAACCATAACTTGATTTATTGTTACATGTACACCATCATACATTAGTTGTAAAATCTTATCTCCAAATTCTTGTTCTTTGGCGAACTCGTCGTGAAAACTGGCTGTTATACTTCTACGTTGTAGCATAGATGTTGCATTGGCCCAACGTTTCCACCAAGCTAAACTAGGACTCAAATTGGTAGTCATGTGTATGGTTTGATATGCTGTTGACACGCCGTCGTCTAGGTGTTGAGTTAACTCTAATAGGTGTTTGTACGCCGTAGGCTCGCCACCACTGAAGCTCCAATGAAATTGATTAAATCCGTTATTGCGGGCTTGTTGTTTGATTTCGTTAACAACCTTTTTATACACTTCGATTGGTTGGTGATCTGGTACATCTGACCTAGCATATGGCCAACAGTAACTACAATTATAGTTACAAAATCTTCCCAAAATCCAACTTATAGAAAATAAACGGTTAACCAACATATTGCGTTGTCCAAATCGAACAATTTTTTCAAATGGAATGGTAGAATGGCTCATTGACAGTATTTACAAATAAGTATATAATACAACTGTAGACGTGAGTGGAACTTGGTATACCTCCTCCCTTCGGGGAGGGACTGGGCCTTGCCCATAGTGGTGGCTTTGTAGGTTCGAATCCTACCGTCTACACCATTTTAACACACAGACAGGAGCTCGTATGAAAAAGGCTATAATTGCATTGGGAATGTTGATATCCGTTAACACATTTGCGTATTACGAAGATCCGCACGAACAATTTGACATGACTCGAAATAAATCAAATCAAATTAAAATTTCTTTTATTCAAACACGAGATGTACAGGGTGTGTGTAGTGCAGAATCGGTCAGGCGTGGCAAAGGCGCATTTGGTTACAGCATCGACGCATGTAGTTTTTGGAATGGCAACTTTACTGAATGCACTATTGTTACAGCACCTCGTGCAAACTTTCATACTCTGGGCCATGAAGTTCGACATTGCCTACAAGGTAACTTTCATAAAAAATGACCAAAATAAATTCTAGTCCTGAACGGCATACTTTTCAAAAGGAAGGTGCAATCCGACGGGCTGAAGAAAAGGGTGAAGAGCCCAACCAAGCATACATTGACATGTGGGATCAGATCAAGATCGACGATGCCAACAAGATTCACGATCCTAAATGGCAAAAGAACAACATGGAGTACGATTTGCGGGCAAGCAAAGAAATGTGCGACAAAGTTAAAGAGTCCGACAACTATGCGCAAAACTTGTATGCGGCCATGTGTAACATGGATTGGCAAAGCAGAGAGTTTTGGCAAGAACTAAAGGGCGAAACTTGGAGTTGCAGTTGGCGTCATGCTGGCGGCATTGTTGCTGACATGCAGGAAAAAGGTGACTATATTGATTGGTACTGTAGCGGTATTGGTAATGCAGAATTAGGCAACGGCTTAACCGGTGCCGATGGTGCTGGATATGTGCCAGAAGGTGTGGTCACTGAAGAAATCGAATCGGACTTGAACCAGTTAGGCTGGAGACCAGTTCCATACAAAGATGACTAATAAAGGTGTAAATAATATTATGACACAATGGACCGTAACCGTGGAAGAAGCAAATGATGGCAGTGGGGATTTGATTCTGCCATTCCCCCAAGACTTCTTAGAAGCTGCAGGATGGAAAGAAGGAGATACCCTTGATTGGAATGACAACGGAGATGGCTCATGGAGCCTTACAAAAGTAACCAATGGCTAAAGACGATATTATTGAATTAGTAGGCGCAGTAGAAGAAGTATTACCTGGAAACATGTTTAGAGTCAAGGTAGAAAATATGCCAAACACACTATTATGTTATATGGGTGGCAAATTAAAGCAGAATAAGATTAGGATTATTCTAGGCGATAATGTTCGTTTAGAAGTTAGCCCATATGATCTGACTAAAGGTCGTGTAACTTATAGGTTGTAAACATGAACATAATTCTCGAGCGTGTATATAGTGTATGTAAACAAGTTCGAGAACAAAGCTCTGCGCCAACGACTTTTAAAAATTTAATTGGACGTACTCGCAACACATTCAAATTACATGAATTTGATATTGCTCTCAGAAGTAAAAAAGATAAAAAGTTAGAAACAAACATGTGGTATGTGATGGCATACTACGACTGTGAAAATGACAGTAATTTAGACACCGCAATTGAAGTTGTTGTGTATCATAATCTAAATGGTGACGAGCCATTTGGTGTGCATCAAATAACAGCATTCCTTACAGAAATATTTGATGCCACAGTACACGAGTTTCGTCATCAATATCAAAGTGTACGTAGAGGACATCAGCAATATGAAGAACACTATGACACACCATACTGGCGATATCTTGCTAATGATGATGAACTGGATGCTTACTCGTTTAGCATAGCAATTGAATTACTACGCACAATGGACGCAGAACGTGCCAAACGCAGAATGGGCAGAATTAGCGTTTTGAGCAAAATGCGCACAGGCCCAAACTACTCAAGCCCACAACTGAGATCTTACATTGAACATTTTGGGCTAAATCATCTCACCAAAAGACTAGCCAAAAAGGTATACTATCACTTGGGAAAGATTGACAAGAGGTACGTGTTCCTGTAAAATACAAAGTATATTAACTCACACAGAGAACATTATGGCTATCAAAGAATTTTCTACTCAAACAGTTTTAGAGATGGCATGTGCCGCACAACGAGTTAATGGTGCTTATCTCAAAGAGCCAGAAGCAATGTATTCATCTGACAGCATGTACCTGTATTCAAAACAACCTAACAAGATTTTGATGTTGTGTACACTGGATCACACTGTGTGGACCGCTGATCCAAAAGAAGCTCCTATGCCACTCAAAGTAACACAAGAAGATGTTGCACTGGCCGATGAAATCAAAACATATTTCAAACGCCTGTTGTTTGCAGCCATCGAAGGTGAAAACGAGTTTCAAACCAACATCAACAGCATACTCAGCGGTGACACAGTAAAAACTAATCAGTTTGGTTATGTGGCCTGCTTGCCCAGTGTTTACGTTCGAGACAAGTCACAAAACAAAATTAAAAAAGTTGCCCGAACTGTGTCAGAAGGTTACCTTGGCGAAATTGGCAGTAATTTAAAAGATTTAGATTGTGAAATACTTGAAGCAATTAAGTCAAAAAACTTTGAAGGTTACAATATTTCTGCTATAATAAACAATAAGATGGTGTCTTGGCTAAACAAGACCAATCTTAACTTGGGAGCGTGTGTGTTGGTCAAAGCCAAAGTAAAAGATCACACCAAACATTGGAAACATCAAAACGATGTTACTAGACTCAACTATGTGAAAGCGGCACAATGAAACAAACAAGAAAACAAACTATGATAACAATGAAAGAATGGATGGAATTGGTCAGCTATCGCATTACAGAAGGTAGCAACTATATGTGGCAATGTTATGGTTCCAATGCCTATGCACTGGATTCATGGAACGGTGAGCAAGATGGTCACAGTTTTACAGTTATTTTTGATACTCGAAATCAAACTGTTTACGAAGTGCAAGCACACGACTATGTGCATAATCGTGCATACCGTATGATTAACGAAGACTTTCGTAAGAAGAATAAAAAAGAAGCCAAACGTCGAGATATTGACAAAAACGAAGCATGGGAAGATGTTGACTATGTGGATTTGGATGTGGTGGATGATTTTATCCAAAAGTGTTTGGCTATTCGCGCTGGGGAAGATTATGATACACGAGTGTCAGTTCCGATTGACATCTCGGATGAAGATCTGTTACAATACATGAAGATGGCACATGAGCGTGATGTTACTTTTAACCAATTGGTAGAAGAAGCGTTGCGTCATGCTATTGCAGAAGTTGAAGCGGGACGCCTTACCAAAAAAGATGCCAAACGATTTTTAGAAGAAAAATACAGCGAGATTTAAATGAAGATCAAATTAGTCAGTGACTTGCACTTGGAGTTCAGTGATATCAATATCCAAAATGATCAAGACTATGATGTGTTGATTTTGGGTGGTGATATCATGATCGCACAAGACCTGCACGACTTTCCAGAAGAAAACGTTAGAACTGCGGCCATGCTTGAAATGCTCAGTAGCAGACAGGCTAAAGCTCAACGGTTCAGAGATTTCTTCAAGCGTGTGAGTTTCCAGTTTCCTCATGTGATCTACATCATGGGCAATCACGAATTCTATCATGGCAAATTCTATGCTGGTATTGACTATATGCGTGAAGAATGTGCCAAGTATCCCAACGTGTATATGCTAGAGCAAGACATGAAAATCATCAACGATGTTGTGTTTGTTGGCGGAACACTTTGGACTGACATGAACAAGCGTGATCCGCTGACCATGCATGCCATCAAAGATATGATGAACGATTTTCGTATTGTTCGTAATGATCAACGTGAGTATGCGGCCATGAGTGCGATGGATGTTGCTATCAGGCATGACAAGACACTGAGTTACATCAAACTGATCGTGCAAGAACACAAGGACAAAAAGTGCGTGGTGGTTGGCCATCATGCTCCCAGTTTCAAAAGTGTGAGTGAACAATATGCTAGCCAAACACTTATGAACGGCGGATATGCCAGTGATCTAAGTGAGTTCATTATGGATCATCCCCAGATTAAATTGTGGACACATGGTCACATGCATCAGCCGTTTGATTATGTGATTGGTGAAACAAGAGTCGTGTGTAACCCACGTGGTTACGAAAACGACGGCTACAGTGAGAACAGTGGCTGGGACCCGAAAATTTTATTGGAGATTTAAATGACAGATGAAAACTTAACACCGCCCAATGTGCCAGAAATGTTGCGTACCACTGGTATGAACACCAGTGTGTTCATGCAACAGGTTGCTGACCATATTTCCAAATTGGAAGAAGAAGTCAATCGGTTGCGTAATCGTATTTTAGAATTGGAGGCCGAAAGTGGCAACAGTACTGAGACACAGTGATACGTGTCAAATCAAAATGGCCAAATCTTCCAAGATGACTGAGGCAGTTGTGCAGGACTTTGAAGACCGGGTGTTGCTGAATGTGATTGTGAACAAGGCAATCAAAATCAGCATGAGATGGAATGGCCGGTGTTACGAAGGGCGTAACGCTGGCATGGACTTTGAAAGTAGCGGTCCTGCCATCACTCGTACTCAAACAGCTTCAAGGGGTTAATATGAATGCATACATGTGTTATTTTGATACAGTGGGTTTTGAATGGATCTTTAATGTAACTGAATATGACAAGAAAAAAATGTGGGCTGTGCTAAAGGGTGACGAGAAGATCGACATCCCAATACCTAGACATGCGGTGTTAAGAGCACGAGCCAACCCACAGAGGTTTCCTGAGATATGGGCATTCGAAAGTGAAATGACTCAAACTGAATTGGAAGAAATTGCAGAAGAATCGCCGCAGGTGCTGGCAGACGCTGTTAGACGTTGCGGACAGAATGTGTTTAAAACACACAAAGATGAAACAGTGATTTCATAAATGACAATGCGTAATTTAATCGTTATTGGTGATAGCTTTGCTTTCCCACACCCCACTAGCCAATTTGATCTTTGGCCAGTACAAGTGGGAAACTATTTTCAAGTTGACTCTGTTTTGAATAACAGCATAGAGGGCTGTTGCCAAGATTGGCAAATGGACATGTTTGATAAACAAATCAATTTGGGAAATCTTACTAAACACGACCAACTGATTTTTGTGCTTACCAGCGAGCACAGATTTTGGTATTTTGAAAATGCGCCATACCTTAGCAATCTTTCTAATTATAGATATGAAGCATGGCGCAGATTTGTTCCCGACAAAAGCAAGTGGGATGCTGGACAAAATTTTGCAAGTAAAATCTGGCGAGATGAACAGGCCCATCGTCTTCAGCGTCATCGATTGGGAGAAATAAGTTATCGTTGTTTGGAGCTGGGACTGCGTAAACCCATAATTATACCAGCATTTATCAACAGTATAAATGCACAAGAGTGGCCACATGTTAACATAGCACATGGCTGTTTAACAGAAGATATACAAGCACTTGAATTGAAA